TTCATCAAGCATCACTAGTTCAAGTTGTTTCATTTCTCGTTCTAGTTCTTCTTTTTTCAACATATACTGACGGTATAGAGTATCACTTGCATTACGTATTGTCAAGTACGCTTTGACTAATTCATCTAACTTTGGACTTTCTTGTATCGATTGTTCTGCTACGATTTCACTCATGATTCTAATTCCTCCCTATAAAGATCAACTAATTTAGTGTGCATATCTACCTTCCCTTGTAACATGGCATACATCTTCTTCTCTACTTCTGAACCCTGTAAATGAACGACAGTCATCTTATTGACTTGGCCTACACGATCCATACGAGCAATACATTGTAGGTATGTTTCAACTGACATCACAGGACTCCAAAAAACTACGGTATCAGCTCTTGTCAATGTGACACCATGGGATGCTGATTGAGGCTGAATGACTAATACTCTTGGCTCATCCATGGTTTGAAACATATTAATAATCTGTGCGCGTTGTGTTGCTGTAACATCGCCTTGAATAATGGCATTGCTAATACCTCGGCCATCTAAATGTTTAGCTACGATTTCAATGGTATGTCTATAAGGTACAAAGATAATAACTTTCTGTTCTGTCTCATCTATCGTTTCATCTAATGCATTAAGTCTTGTACTAATATCAAACTCGATGACTTCTTTCTTATCTGTATAGACAGCCCCACCTGATATCTGTAATAGCTTATTAAGTCCTGCCGCGGCATTCACTGCACTGACCGATGTACCTGCGGTCTCAATCATCATTTGTTCTTTAAGCATTTTGTAATACTTCTGTGCTTGAGGCGTTAAGGGAACTTCTCTTGTTTGATACATGACATCAGGTAAGTCTAGGCAATCATTCTTCGCGAAGCGGATAGCTGGCTGAAGAACTCTAAACACTTCGTGACGTGCGTTAGTTTTGGGTATCCATTTAAACCTTGTAATCTGGGTCATGACTTTATCACGCCAAGCCATAGAGAATTTAGGTACGTTCTGCGGACACACAAGTTTAGCTAAACCATAAGCGTCAACCGGAGATTGAGATGCGGGGGTACCTGTTAACATCCATAATCTTGTTTCAGGTCTTAACATTTTAGCCAGCGTCTTCCAGCGCGTAGTCGAGGGACTTTTGTATGCATTAGCTTCGTCAATAACTATAAGATCAAAGCCACCCTTTTCTATATCTTCGCGAACGATTTGAACGCCGTCATAATTAATAACTACGAACTCATAACCTGATTCAATAATCTTTTTACGTTTGTGGGCAGGGCCATGGGCTACTGCAACGGTTCTATGCATAGCTGTGTTCATTACATCGTTCTGCCAAGCAGAATACATAATCGACAAAGGACAAATGACTAGTACCCTTTTGATCGCACCTTGTGATATTAAATAATCGGCGGCCCATATGACAGATGAAGTTTTCCCAGTGCCTGCTTCGTTAAAACAAAACGCGCGATGATTGATACTTAAGAATTCAGAAGTTACACGTTGGTGATCAAAAGGTTTATAAAGACCTGGATAGTTATAATCTCGTTTAATCGGTGAAGGTAAATTGGATCTGAAGGAGACAATCTGATTGAGCCTTGTCATCTCTGGTAATCCCCAGAATACAACCATCTCGGCTAAGTTACCACGACGTTCTATGACTTCTGATTTTTCAATGGCATCTGTGATGTGAGGAACGATATGTTCGGGGACAATGATTTTGACTGCGGTATTTTCTATAATTTCCATTAACTAATCCAATTAACTATTGTGTAAACTCGTTATACTAATCCTGTAGTATATCAGTACTGCTTTTATAATGTCAAGTAAAACTTAACTATTACTTCATCGAACTATCTGATTTTCTTTTGAATGATCTGTTCTTACTTGGCGCTTCTAATTTAATACCGTCTTTATTTGAGCCGCCCTTAGATAGTGCTTTGACATGGGCTACGTCTTTACCTTTGCGTGATACACCTTTAGCATCAAGTTTACGACGTGCACGTTGACGCTCCATACGGTCCTCGTGTTCACCACGTTCTACCTGTTGGGTATATTCTTTTTTATAGGGTCTAGGTTTTTTAGTATAAGGCATAACAATATTATATCATGCCCTGTTGAAATCACAGGACCTTACTGGACAGAATCGGCATAAAGGAGTAGGGTTTGGTGGCCATACATTTGTATCATAAGAGCTATCTAATCGCTCTAAAGGGCCATAGAACTTTTCCCATGACTTGTCAATATCTTTTCTTTCGTACTCTTCTGTGATAAAAGAGCCATGCATCACAAATAATAAACCAGCTTTAATTTTGTTGACATTTGGAAAATGAGCAAACGTCATGAGAGACATAAGTCTTAACTGTTTAGGGTCGGGATACTTATTAGACCCAGTTTTATAATCCACAATGAAAGCATAATCACCATCAACAATAAGTAAGTCAACAATACCGCGAACCCAACGTTTAGGATCACTGAAGTCGCATACCGTACGGTCTTTATTAAGAGCCATCTCATACTCAGGATACTTAATCCCAGGAATAGCAATAAGGCTATCAACTGAATTTTTAAATCGGAGATAATTAACCGCAAGTTCTTTTCCATCTTTAACATAATCTTCCAGAGCTTTATGGACTTCTGTACCATATATCATTTTTTCCGACGGAATGATTGTGTAATTTTGTGCGACTTTAATTTCATAGTACTGCTTAGGGCAGTTTTGGTATTGCTTGAGGGATGAGTATGACCACGTGAAATCAGCCATTAGTCTTCTTTCTTGATAACTTCACCTGTCGATTTATCGAGCTCGTATTCTGCGAGTTTAGGTTCTTCTTTTTTCTTCCTAAAGATTAAATCAAAGTTCTTTTCAAATTGTTCTGAGTTAGGTTTACTATGTAACCAATCTCCTGTTACATCATTTTGTGCAGTCTTTTTCATTCCATTTCTCCGCTAATATAATTACATAGATAACCCACCAAATCCAATGAGCCTCGAATCTATATAAACTAAATGCCACAAGTAATTCTAACATTAGTTCTTCTTTTTCTTATCAAAGTATACATCCCAATGTTCCCCATTAAATTTTACATAGTGTAGGAATACTTGAGCATATTCATTACCTTCAAATTTTTCGCGCCAATGTTCTGAGATCATGCCAAGATATACAACAGCTTGACCAGGTTCTAAATCATAAGAGACTTGTTCACCATTAGGTTTGGTAAACCATATAGGCCATTTAGATCCATCACTACCTAGATGTAACGTGACACTTACTTCACATGCAGGGCGGTCTTTATGTTTTTTTAACTCGTCACCCTTAGCATATATCCTTGCATACGAATAAGTAGGCAACATAAGTTCTTGCATGAGCTCATTCATAATAGGAAGTCTTGCCAATAGTAAATGAACAAACCATTTATAATCATAAGTTGCTAAAGATAATGGGCACTGTGGGTCTTTGTTAAATATCTCTGGAGTCTCTATTGATGCTTTCTTAAACTGTTCGTAAAAGAATTTAGCCTCATCAGGTGAGATAAAGTTATTAACTACTAAATAATTATTTTCTAAGAGCTGTTCTCTTGGGGTCTTTTGTACTTCTTCTACTAGTTTTTCTTCTGCCATAATACTCTCCTATTTAAAATATGGTCCAACTAACCATGTCACTACTGAAAATCTTTGTCCTTTTGTCACAGGCTCTACACCATGAAGCATGAATGAAGGGAACACAATGATGTCACCCTTTTCTTGTGGCGGATATATTTTCTCATGACCATTTTGTATGAAGAATTTACCGCCTTCAAAATCATCATTAAGTACTACAAGAACAGTAATCTTTCTAGTCTCATCAGATACTAAATGAAAAGTATCTACATGCGCTTCATACTTACCCTTAACGTCATACATTAAAAACTCGGCTTGATTAGAATGAGTTACATGATACTTCCAATATTGGTGGTTGACATTTAAACCTACCGAAGTAAGTGTCGCACCAATACCTGCATGTAGAGGTAAAGGAAGTCTTAATACATTTCTAATT